CACGGTGCGTTTAGTTCGAGTGATTATTCGAGCGCGTATTCGTCTGTGACGGCAGCAGCAACCGCTGGACACGTCTATTCCGATACGGCAGCGGGTACGTATACGTGGGGAACACTGGGTAGTGGTACATCAACAACGAGTACGAAAACGACGTATACATGGACACCAATTTCTGGTTCATTTGGTGCATTTATTCTATTGGTTGCCGGTGGTGGTGGTGGTGGTGGTGATGGCGGTGGTGGAGGAGGAGCTGGTGGGCTTAAATATATTAATAACATATCAATTTCGGGTGAACAGACAATTATTATTGGTAATGGGGGGACTAGCACGAGTGGTAGTAGTTCTGGTGGTGATGGACATAATACATCTGCTTTTGGTGATACTGCAATAGCTGGTGGCGGTGGTGGTGGATATAATGGAACACCTGGTAGAACAGGTGGTTCGGGAGGGGGTGGTAATCAAACCGGTGGTGGTGGTACAGGTACACAATCTACAAGTAGTTCCGGTGGGTTTGGAACTGATGGTGGTGCAGGCATGACATCTGGTTCGGGAGGTGGAGGTGGTGGTGGTGGTGCCGGTGGAGCTGGTGTTGATTCTTCGTCTAGTACCGAGGGAACAGGAGGTATTGGTAAAGATTATTCATCGATTTTTGGAACGACGTATGGGGATTCGGGTTGGTTTGCAGGTGGTGGCGGTGGTGGAAACCAGACTAATAATGGTACTGGTGGCGTTGGTGGTAACGGTGGTGGTGCTGATAGCACGGGTTCTACTAACCCACCTGCCGCTCAAAAACATACCGGTGGTGGCGGTGCTGGTGCAACTGGTTTAGGTTCTGCAAATAGTAGCGTCGGTGGATCGGGTATTGTATTAATTAAATACTAATCCCACGTCCGTGCCATACTTGAATCTACAGACCATGGGTACGTAATATTACCACCGTACCCTACAATGTTATACGCGTCGATACCGATACGATTACATTTGGTACACACGTCAAAACTATCGTCTATGATAGAATCGAGTGCAAGACTACGACAAATTTCGTGTTTTTCGATTTCGTGATCCGTATAACTATTGGTCATGATAAGATCGTCGAACGTATTGGGGAACCAGTACCTTAACCACTTTTCAGTTTGGTCACGCGCGTAATCCTGGCGACCTGTGACGATATACATTTTATCGGCGTAATCGCGTAAATGACCCATTTGTTTGCACGTTCCCTTTATCGGTTTAAGTTTTGCGAACTCTTCTGATTCGTAAAAGTCATGGACCATGTTTCGCGATTCGAGTTCCGTAATGTTAAACATATCTTTATAAACATACTGGTACTTTTTCGTGGTCGGCATTTTGTAGCCACGGAACTTTGCCATAGGTTTAACGAACGAGACGAGAACTTCGTCGAGATCAATAGCAACTCTTTTCATTTAAATTATACAAGTAAAAAAACTCTAAGTGTGTTTTTTGTGTTTGAAATTTTTATTCAGGTATAGTAGAGAATGGCGGATAAAATACCCGTCGTCGACTATAGCCGAATGGAACGACTCAAACCTCCAGAAAACACAGTTATACCTCTAAACGCAAATACACTGTGTATATTTTTAATAATCGCGACCGTTATTGGTTTGTATAAACGCAACGTCGATATTAATAAAGATCGCGAACGACGTCGTATTTGATACATTCGTTAGGGTCTAAGTATATATCACGTTTCATGAGTTTCTTAAGTTGTTTATCTGGAATAGACGTCTTTTCAAGGTACGTTTTCTTAACCATATCCATGAGTTTATCGCACATTTTCATTTCATCCTTAACTTCCTCGTATTTCCCCCAAAACCCGGTCGTGGATATTTGGTGTATGAGAACGTGTGCGTTCTTACCGATAAGACGTTCGTGTCCACCTAAAAGAAGGAACGTTGCCGCCGAACCACATTCACCTTGTGCGATCGTGATAACCTTAACACGAGACTTTTCGAGTATGTTCATCGCACTCAGACCCGCGAACAAATCACCACCTCCGCTACACACGTGTACGCGTATAACTGGTTCGTATCCTATGAGTTCCGCCTTTTGTTTAAGAAGTTTGATTTCGAGTTTCTTAAACTCTTCTATAAATTCGAGGATATCATCGTCGGTGATTTCCCCGTAATATAATATTTCGTTACCAATAACACGCGTGATTTTAAAATCATCTTCATCATCCGTGTTAGTGGTTGTAGACATTCTTTTATTTTTAATTTGTTATTTCTTCTTTAATCAACTTTTTTATTTTTGTAACTTCGCGTTGTTTGAGTTTATTTTGTATAGCTAAATGGTTCATGACGTCAAAGTCTTGGGGTGTTAAATTATACTCTTTAAATTTAGAAACGTCTCCCATTTGTGCATACATTCTAAATAACATGAATTCTTGGTGATTAAATTTAGAAGATGACTGTATTTGTATATTTCTAATTTTTTGTTGTCTCATTTTTTGGTTACCAAACTTTGTCCAAAACTTACCCGGGCGTATATTTTCAGGAGTTAATTTTTTAGTAAAATACATTTTCGGAATTTTAATGGCGTTTAGTGTAAAAAAAGGCATGACGTCCCAATCACCTTTATACATTTCCACGTCGTATACATCTGCGTTTGTTATTGAATTTGTTATTTTTTCGGCGTTATCGTCTATAGCATCTAAATAATTTTCTTGAATAGCTGACCAAACATGACCATGTTCGTGTAAAGAACTTGTTATATCAATATTTTCATTGTTACATAAAACGTCATTTATAATATCTTTTGGTGTTTTAAAAACATCTTTTGTACTTGGAAAATCTAAATAATAAAAAAAATTATTTATATTTCCTTTACACAGTATAGCAGCTTCCTTACAATTAGGGTGTGATGGTTTAAGAGACATTATTTCTTCTTCACTTCTTTTAGGTATAATAATTGTAACGAAGTTGTCTATAAAATAAACATTTTTTGATGTTATAACTATAGGTTTATTTGTTATTTTATCACCGTTAGATACAGATTCGATAATAGATTTATAAACGTGTATATCACTTTCGTAATCTTCTATATAGCTATACATATTAGATTTTTTTATAGTATCCATAAAAATATCTTTTTTTCTCAGAGTCTCATCCCATATTTCTATACTATTTGATTCGTTTAAAACTTCTTTCAATACAAAAGTTTTACCGTACCCAGATTGTCCACATAAAAAAACGTTTTTATTTTCTTCTAAATACTGTTTAAGTTTTTTAATTTCATGTTCATGGAGCGTTAATACATTTTTCTTTTTTTCTTTTTTTATTATAACAAATGAATCCATGACAGATGAAGGAGACGATCTTACTACTCAGGCTTTAGATATTCTTTTAGATAATAATGTTCTTCAAGACCGTGTAATAGACCCTTTAAAAAAGAAAATTATTCCTTATATATTTTGTATTGGTTTCTTTAACTTAACCATGTTTATTATGATTGTTTATCTTTCGAATCGTCTGTCGAAGATTCTGTAGTATCAGTTTCGTCTTTGGGTATTTCAGTCACAACTTCCATGAGTTCAGTTCTTCGACGTATTTCTTTCATGAGATCACCTTTCAAACTAACGAGTCCTTTTTCTTTTAAATCCGATATTTCATTTATACGTTGTTGTTTACCTTCTATATCAGCTTTTATTGTTTTCTTAGCAGTTTGTACGTTACCTCGTATATCATCGAGTTCCTTTTTAAGTTCTCTTTTTGCTGTACCACCTACAGCATCTTTCAATTTTGTCATTATTGTATTTTCTGCTATAGCTTTAAAAGGTGTTATTGGTTGAATATGCATGATCTCTGGTTTGAAAAATGCATTATCATCGGGAAATTCTTTTTCAAAAGAGTCTATTATATATTTAGGTACGTTTGGGGATTGTTCTATTAAACGATCGTATTCCGCACGCATATTTTCTATCATATTTGTACCGTTTTGTGTTCTTTCTGAAAGTGGTAATGTTAATTCGAGTCGAATAGTTCTCGAAACTTTACCGTATTGGACCGAAGCAACGCGATGACCTTCCATGAGTTCATTAATTTTAAGAAATTGCATTATTGTCGTTGCGATGGCAGTTATAAGGTTCAAACCACCAATCGCGGATGGTACAAAAGGTTGGACAGTAGGAGGAAATGTTTCTTGAGCAAAGTTCGCCGTACCTGTAATAGTACTTACTATTATAAGAGGTATTGTGAATTTCATACTCTGATTCTTGTATGAACAATACGCCTGGTAATGCATATATCTATAACAGGCAGCGGCTTCACCCCAAGCTTTAAGTATTTTTTCCTGTTGTGGATGCCATATTTTAGGCAGTTTCTTTTCTTCGCTCATACTAATAGATATGAACATTATATTTTTTATCCATTTACTTTTCCTTATAACTATGCTTGTAGTTCCATTCATGAAAAATAAACAAAATTTAGAATTTTACTCACTTTTGGTACCTTTTATTTTTTACCATTGGTCTGTGAACGATGATACATGTGCATTAACGCAAATGGAAATGGCTGTTACAGGAAATAAAAAAGAAGAAACTTTTTTTGGACGCGTTGTCGGACCTATATACAAAATGGATGATACATCTGCGAACAATTTATTAAAAAGTATATTATTCTTTTTATGGTTACTTGTACAGTTTAGATTAAAACGAATTGACTTTTCTCCATTGTTTAGAACAAATAAAAAATATACGTAAATATAAATGAAGATTACTAATAAGAATAAAACAAAAATATTAATTGTTACTGTAATCTTACTTATCGCAGTTATTGTGTATCAGTTTTATAACCCTATAATTATTAAAAAACAAGAAAAAGTCCCTGTAAAAGTTCAAGTACCGGTTCAAGTACCAGTACGTGTTCCAGTCGAGACAGAATATAGAGATCCACCAATCAAACAATACAAACCCGGGCATGTCCAACAAATGGGTATATTGATGGGTTCAGATGAGGAAACTTTACCCTTGTACGGTAAAGAGGTTCGTGGGAGACGCGATAGGTACCATTATTATACAGTCACACCAGGTGATCAGAAATATCCGCTTCCTATTACACACAATGCACGTGATTGTATGGAAGATATTGGATGTCAAGAATTCTATGGTAATGAATCCGTTTCGGTTTTAGGACAAACGGGTTCATTCCAGGCTAAAATGTATAGAACGGACAATTTTTTTTAAATACTAATATTTAGAAAATAAAATTATAAAACAACACGATAAAGAAATCATACATGAAATTACATCCATAACCATTCCCTTAGTTTTACACACTTTTGAGCATTTTTCTATAGGTTTACCCCCAATTGTTATATTTTGTAATATGAGACATTCACATTTATAGTGTTTTATCATAGATACTATTATACATAAAAAACATAAAAATAAAATTTTTTGTAAACGATCCATCTTTATAGTACGTCAATATAATTTTATTGGTTAATATAAATGAAGATTGATTCATTAAAAGCTGAAGCTAAGCGACTCGGTATTCGCGTAACAAAAAAGATTAAAGGTAAACGCGTACCCTTAACTGAAAAGGAGCTCGATATGAAAATTCAAAGACGGCAAGCACCAGCTTTGGAAATACAGGTCCGAGAGACAAAAAAACTTTTACGTACATGTAGATCCCTATTTAAAAATATGGGTGGAGTACCAAAACCAAAGAATAAATCAGTAACGCCAGTCAGACGTGTACCAGTTCCTCCTCCACCTCCACCTCCACCTCCACGTCCCATGGTACGTAACCCTCGCGCGAATTTGATGACCGCTTTGAAAGCGAACCTTAAAAAACGCGGTATTAAAGAAAAACTAAACCAAATTTCTTAGTCATTGTTTTTTTAGCACTTTCTAAAGTAGGTTGGCTCCAAAGAAGCCACCTCGACCAAAACCCTGCTGTATAGATACCTGTTTTACCCCAGTTTTCTGTATCGCTTTTAGTAACATCGAGCATGTTTACGTGAACGAGTTTAGGATCGGTTTGTTTGTGAACCATATGTGGGACGAACCCACCGTGTCTCGTTACGTAAGAACGCATTCGCATAGGATTTTTGTGTAGTGTATAGTCTGAGTACCCTTTTGCACCAAAATCAACGTAACGTTCGTTTTCGAACGTGACGCGGAACTTTTTATCAAGTCTTGGACTCTTTTTTAAATGAACTCGGATCATTTATTATATAGTTATAAAATTATTTTCTCTTTTTGAACAACGCCTTTTTCGTTTTTTCCCATAAAGTTTGTTTCTTTGGAGGGGAAGGAGGAGTATTAGTTTTACGTTTTTTATTAGTTTGTGGTGATGGTGAATTAAAATTTTCGTTAATCGTAGTAAGTCTTGACACTGTTCTAGTTCGTTTAGACGATGATGGAAACCTGTCATTACGCATAGTCATATTGGTATTAGGGGCTCTTTGAATTTCTTGAAGTTTATGTACGCTCGTATTTTTAACACCTTTACTTAAATTTATATAATTACCATTATTAAACCCGTAAAAAAGTGCACTATTATTTTCACCGGTATCTATTATTAAAAGTGGTGGATTTCGAATTTTACAACGCTTAAATATAAAAATATACATTGCTGACATCATAGCATCGTTAGTTCCTAGTGCTATACCTGATTTTGATTGACTCAAATTAGCTAAGAATAATAATTGTGCAAAATCACCTAAAAATTTTCCAAGAATGGTATTAATATTTGTATTTGCTACCGCTTTCGCTTGTGCTGCGGACACACCAGCATTTATTTCACGATTACCTTTATTTAATATATAAGTGCCATTTAACGTTGGTTTTATCCATAGATTTCCAATTTTAAAATTTGTTTCGTCAAAATTCCAATAGTGGCGAGATTTTGGTGAGTTTTGCGTGAGAAATGGAGATAGTTCAGATTCAAAAGAACTGGATTTATAAACACCTGGGTCAATTAGATTAGTTATATTGTTAAATTTCATAATTTTCCTTTTATCCCCTAATTTACTTCTTTCTTGTAATTTTGTTATTACACCCCTTTTACTTTCAGCATCAATATGAACTAATAAAGGATCAGTAACGTTGGACTTAATAGAATTCACATTTATTTGTGTGGATAAGATACTAACACCTTCATTTATTCCAAATATATGATCTAAATTATGTTTAATTAATTTTTCCCAACTCCCCGTACCTTTTTTAGATATATTACCATCAGTACCCTGTTTAATACCAGTATCAGTAGTGTATAAACCTAAAATATTGTTAATCATGGGTGTATTTCCGCGAGGTAATGCAATATCACTTTTTATGAATATGTTTTTAAAATTTGATTTTAAAAAATCCTGAAAAGATCGTTTTGTTGATCCGTCGTGTGTTAAATCCAACCATATAAGAAATAAGAAATCTATTTCAAAATTTGTATCGCCTCGTGTACGCTTATTAAAATCTCTTGTTTTCATATCATTAGATAGTGGAACGTAATTATTTTTTATTTGATCTATTTGTTTAGCAATTATTTCTTTTCGACTGGTTGTATTTTTGTTTGATAAAAATCTTGTTATCTGGGTATACACCGATTTACTATATATTAGTTTTAGACCTCTTGTAAATATATTATTAGCATTATTAACAAGTGTGTTAAAATCCTGATTTATAAATTCACCTAATCTGTTTGGTAACTTTTTAATGGTATTTGGGCGTATATTAGTTTGCGATACATTATTAGGGAAAGTCGAAAGCAACTTCTGCGCGACGTTTCGGGCTTTGTTCGTTACCACACCCCTATTTCTATTTATTGGTTTACGAACTTTTGAAGAAACTGGACCATACCTACGATTTGCCAATTTCCCTATTTTATGTCTATATACGTTGTTCGCTGTGGTACTTTTTGGAACTTTAAATTTTGTTTCTACTATTTTTTTTAAAGGTAACGTTCTTACTTTACCAGTATAAACCTTACGGTTGGCACCAGTATAAACCTTATGGCTGGCATTGGCACTAACAATTTTATTTCTATTTTTATTATTAATTTTATTATTTTTAATATTTGTTTTTGGTCTATATATAAACCTGTTTTTATTAAGGTTATACCCAACATTATTATTATTTCTTCTTTTTATGGTTTCGTTTTCATTTTCATTTGTATTAGTTTTGTTATTATTCGATGAATTATTATTATTAATTCTATTAGAACTCATTCTTATCATTGACATATATTTTTATACTAAAGGAAAACTTTGGCAGAAAAATATGTTAATCGTCCATTCTATACTGGAGTAAATTGATTATGTCTAAGAAATAATCGAGCGATGCATCTATAAAATCACCACCGTAATTCTTTTTTAAGATATTATTTGTATCAAAAACAACAAATAAGGCAAATAGTAACGACCCTATCTTTGCGTATTTCTTTTCACCGGGGCTAAAGAGTCGTGAGAGTATGAGCGCTAAGAGACCGAAGAATAAGAGTACACCGAGTGGTCTTAGATCGAACCCGAATTGGACGCTAAGAAGACCAAGTATAAACATACCTATGAATATAGTAACGACCTCTAAAAGTGCCTCTTTTATATTAGCTTGTGGTGAAAGGTAAGCGCCCATGAGAATCGATATGATCGTGAATAGACCAAACTTAAACGGTAAACTTAATTTAGTAAATACGAGTACTAAAAATAAACCTATTAAAAGGAGTAAATTAAACAGTGCATTTCTGGCCATGAATTCGCTATACGATGGGCTTTCTATGACGGTTTTAGCGGATTGGTACGCGACGAGACCCTGAAAAATAAGGTTTGCAAATACGGTACTCATGAAAGGTGCTTTCCCCTGTAACGCATTCATTTATAATTCGTCAAGATAATTTTCACCGCGACGTTTTCTTTTTATTAAAACGATTCCGAGTGTGAGTGATATTAACCAACACTGAAATTGTGATAATCCGTAAGGTTCTTCGATCATAAACATTTTTAATTGTATATTATACTATTTATAACTTTATCTTGTTTTGTAATCTTGTGAGTGTGTAATGATGATATAAGTGTGTGCCCGATAAGAATAGGGATATATACGCTATTGGGTTTTGTCTTGCACGTTTATCGAGTAATATGAGTAATGCTAATGTTAAAGTTACTATAGTTGGCATGGTAAACAAAAAGAATTGAACATCGGTTAAATTGGCACTTTTTTCGGGTTGGGAATCCATTTAGTATAATTAAATATTTTTTCTAAAGGTGTTTTCTACAAACGGCCATGTACATTTCCTTACCACCTACGAGTTCAACTTTATCGCTATTAACAATACGTTTCGTAAAAGGACCGTGTGTTCCGTCCATACATTCCATACACATAGCTGATAATTTGAAAACTTTATCGGCAAGTGGTATACAATCTAAAATTTCACCTATTTTATCCTGTTTATAATCACCGTCGAGACCTGTTAATATAATTGTTTTACCACGTTTGAGTACTTTTTCTACAAAAACTTTTAACCCTATAAAAAACTGTGCCTCGTCTATGGCTATTACATCCACGTCTTGGTAATTGAGTTCGTTAAGATTATTTGTTTTTACACAATCAAATTTCATGTTATCGTGTGTTCGTAGAACGTCTTCTGCACACCGTGTATCTTTACACGAGTTTATGACGAGTATACGTTTTCCTATAACCTCGTACCTTTTTAAACGTCGAACGAGTTCGGACGTTTTACCCGAAAACATGTTTCCCATTATGATTTTCAAACTCATTATTAATTAGTATTGAACTTATATTTTTAAATATAATATTAATATAATATAGAATGTATTTTAATACATATGTTATAAATTTGGATTCGCAAAAGAAACGGTACGAGGTTCAGGAAAATAAACTTAACGAGGTTGGTATATATCCTACGCGTATAAGTGGGTATATGTATGATGACATTAGTGAAATCGAAATAAAAAAACATTTTGATTTTCTTTTTGGAATCGATAGTTTTGCTTCTAGATCTGCTATTGGGTGTACGTATAGTCATATACAAGCACTTAAACATTTTTTAGATAATGATCCTTATAACGTTGCTTTAATAATGGAAGACGATGCTTTTCCTTTATTTACTAACGTTGCTCACTTGGAAAAGAAACTTGATAATATAGATTGGGATTATCTAAGTTTACACTGTGATGGTATATGTCCTAAAACAAAAGATAAAAATACTAAGTATTCGGGGTCGACAGCGGCATATTTTATTACACATGAAGGTGCACAAAAAATAATAAACCATAAGCATTCAACGCACATTGATATGGAGACAAATGGTATTAAAAATTTAAATAAAAAGGTTGATTATAAAAATTCGTTTTGGACGGATGAAGATAATATAATGGGAGGTGAAATAAGTACGAATAGGTACAAAAGGCATTGTCCTCAAATAGTAGAAGACTTAACAAAGTATTTGTATAATAGGGGTGAAAAAACGATATGTCATACTAAAGATTATGGTATTATTCGTATTCCTATTATCGGGTATAATGTAACGAATGGAGATGTATTTTTTATTCAAACGGTTATACTTTTGATAATTTTATGGGTAGTTGTGAGACGATTAAATAAATTAAAGAAAGTTTGAGTATATAAATAAAATATAATGCCAGAAACACTTCAAATTAAACGATTAACACTAGATGCAACTTTACCGACACGCGCGTCTCCGGGATCAGTTGGGTACGATTTATACAGTTTAAACGATTTGGTTATTCAACCAAATTCTAGGGATATTGTGAGTACGGGTGTGTGTGCGACTATCCCATTGGGGTGTTATGGACGCATAGCACCAAGATCGGGTTTAACTGTAAAATACGGAATTCATGTTGGTGCGGGTGTGATTGACCCTGATTATACGGGTGAACTTAAGGTCTGCTTATTTAATCTCGGATCAGTTCCGTTCGAAATTAAACAAGGGGAAAGAATTGCTCAGTTAATTTTAGAGAAGTGTTCGACACCTCTTATACAAGAAGTAAATGAATTACAAAAAACTATGCGTGCGAACCGAGGTTTTGGTTCTACGGGTACACTGTAAATGTTATTTTCTTTTAAGTTGATAAATGTGTTCTACTATGACAGTCGAACCAAGTGTAGTTAATATAATGTTATCGTATTCAAAACCATAATATACAACAATAGCTCCCCATATAAACGCAAGCAAATCTGTGACAGGTGCTGCCATATAACTACAATTTGATTCTGTTGGTATTGAGTTTTCCATTATTTGGTAATATATTGTACCTAATATTATAGAAAGTAAAATGGCTTGTGTATGCATATTATATATTATTACTTATTAAATTAGTTACCGAATGCGACGCCACCCATACCATTCTTAATCCTGAGAATGTTATAGTTGACACCGTATGCACGAACAGCACCTACCGCACCTGAACTACCGTTTGCGGTACCTTTTAAATCTAATTTCGCGGAATCAATACGCGAAAAGTTGAGTGAACCTGTTGGTTGTGATTTATTCATTGTAAGACATAATGGCCACGTGGCTACTGGTTCAGTGTCTAGTGCTTCTGGGAGAACGGAACAGTGTCTACCTGGAACAACCTTTGTGTGATATTCACTTGTCATATTTTCGAAAAGTGGTGTACCGTTTATATACATGGTACCTTCGGTAAATGACCAAATATTAGTTTGTGTAGATGCGGCGATATGAACGGCCTTAACTGGGTGGTTAAAGTACGAAAGATCGACCGACGTATCATCTTTGTTCATTGGTTGGTATTGAACTTGTGTGATGAGGAGTTCGTGTTCGTTATTCACGAAGAATTCACGCTCGGCTGTATCCAAATACACGTACGAGGCATACGCTTTTGGTGATATCGCACCGAGATCACTACTTCCACCAGTTCTACACTTGATTCTAATTTCAACTTCATGGTATTGAAGCGCGACGAGTGGTAAGGATTTGGTCCAGTCTTCACTGAAAAAGAATGGTATGACGTAACTACCCGTACTAGAATTTGCTTCTACACCCCTGGTATTTGTAGCAGCGGAAGCCTTTGCCTGAGATTCGTTATAGAGAACGTTATGAACACCCGCAACATAGAGAGCATCCAATTTACACACTTCTTGACCACCTATCCAAAGAGAAAATTCGGTTGGGTTTGATCGAGAATTAAATAAACTTGTTGTGGGTGCTACTTCATGGTGGGTGTTAATATCGGTACCTTCGAGCCAAACATAGCTTAAAAGATCACCCTTTGACCGGATTGGAATTTTGATTTCGGCACCGGCCGTAAATGAACCGATATAATCGAGACGTTCTGGTTTTATCGCGAAGTTGGTATAACGTTTATAGTTTTGTCTGAAAAATGAGACTTGTGGGTCGCCTGTGATGTACACATCTTGTGCACCTACTGATACTAGATCGATCAAAGCAGCTGACATATTTTACTAATATAGTATATTAAAAAAATCGAGCGATAACGTAATAAGAAAAATGGTCGTCTTTCAGGCACTTACCTGGGAAACTGAAGACAAAGATGACAAACATTTAGTACATATATTTGGTAAGACTCAGAGTGGTAAATCTATATGTCTCACTACGCACTTTCCTCCTTATTTTTTTATTAAATTACCTACTGATGGTTACGATAAACGTGCTGAGTTATATTACGATAGTATTAAACAGGCGTGTCCTGGTTTAAAAATGAGTTACGATATACAGTCTTCTATGGATGTTTGGGGATTTCAGAATAGTAAAAAATTTTATTTTATGAAACTTAATTTTGATACACTCGTGAATCGTCGTAAGGTTGGGTATACTCTGAAAAGACCTTTGAAAATGTATGAATGGGTATTTAATATTGTAAACGATCAAGAAATCGGACAATGGAAATATACTGGTGAAGAGATAAAATTGAAACTTTACGAGTCTAATTTGGATCCGGTACTCAGATTAATGCATACAACTGGTATTCAGTCAACTGGGTGGTTAGATTCTGGGAGTGATTGTACTGATGCAAATTGTGCAAATACTGATATTGATATAACGTGTAATAATTGGAAAAATTTAAAACCGGTCGATAAACCTGAAACTGCACCTTTTGTAGTTGCATCTCTTGATATTGAATGTAATAGCTCGACTGGTAAATTTCCTGATGCTGAGATATTAGGTGATTGTTGTTTTCAAATTGCAGTTTCCCTGTGTTCTTTTGGTAGCGATGTTCCTTATAATAAAACCTGTTTTTGTTATAAACAAACAGATAGTGAGCTTGAAGGATGTACTATTTTAAGTTACGATTCTGAACGTAAAATGTTAGAAGCGTTTAGTGAATATATGGTAGAAATGGATATAGATATAATAACCGGTTGGAACATATTTGGTTTTGATATGAATTATATTATGACACGAGCTAATATGGTTAGGTGTTCGCCTGAATTTTATGAAATGAGTAAGCTTAAGGGTCATACGTGTGAGATGAAAGTAAAAAAACTGTCTTCGAGTGCACTTGGTGATAATGAACTTAAATTATTACCTATACCCGGTCGTTTCATTTTTGATATGTTTCACGAGGTTAAAAAGGGGTATAAACTTGATTCGTATAAACTCGATAACGTTTCTAAATTATATTTGGGTGATCAAAAGATTGATATGCCTGCTAAAGAAATGTTTGCTCGTTTTAGAGAGGAAGACCCTATAAAACTACGCGAGGTTGCGGAATATTGTATAAAAGATACTTTACTTCCGCATAAATTACTTTCTAAATTATGTACACTTATAAATCTTCTTGAAATGGCAAAGGCGACATGGGTCCCGTTATGTTATTTAGTCGAGAGAGGACAACAGATTAAAGTGTTTAGTCAGTTAACTAAAAAAGCGAGAGAAATGGGGTACCTTGTTCCTACTATAGAGTGGGGACAGGGTCTCGTCGATGGGTATGAAGGTGCAACTGTATTGGAGGCGCAAAAGGGTGCGTATTACACACCGATAACCGCCCTTGATTTTGAAGCCCTGTACCCGTCTATAATGGTGGGACACAATTTGTGTTATTCTACTTTGATAATGGATCCTGTATATGAAAATAAAAAATTATACCCTGATTTAGAGATCGAAACGTTTGGAAATTATAAATTCGTACAAAATGTACCGAGTCTTATACCAAGTATCTTAACAGAACTTAAACAGTTTAGAAAACAGGCTAAAAAAGATATGGCTAATTCGACGGGGTCTTTGAAAGAGATGTATAATGGTAAACAATTGGCGTATAAGATTTCAATGAATTCTGTATACGGTTTTACCGGTGCGTCTAAAGGTATGTTACCATGTGTACCTATAGCGTCTTCAACAACAATGAAAGGACGTATGATGATTGAAGATACAAAGAATTATGTAGAGAAACATTACCCGGGTGCAAAGGTAAGGTACGGTGATTCTGTAACACCAGATACACCTTTACTCGTTCGTCGAGATGGTACTATTGAAACGTGTAGGATAGATACACTTGTAAATGATTATGTTAAGAGAGACGATGGTAAGGAGATTGGTTTTATACACGCGGAGGTATGGACTGAATCTGGTTTTACACCGATTAAACAAGTTGTACGACATAAAACTAATAAGAATATTCACCGTGTATTAACACATACCGGTATAGTAGATGTAACTGAAGATCATAGTTTACTTCTTGAGAATAAAGAAATGGTTAAACCATCGGAAGTTTCTGTTGGAATGAAATTATTACACGGTAATTCAATGGAAGCATTTTATAGTGAAGATACAGGTATTACTATAGATGAAGCTAAGGTAATGGGATTCTTTTTTGGTGATGGTTCGTGTGGTACATACAGATGTAAATCTGGAGTGAAGAGTACTTGGGCTCTCAATAATTCAAAAATGGAGTATTTATATGAAATGAAAAAGCTTTGTCCATTTGAAACGAAAATGTACGATACAATTGAAAGTTCGGGTGTTTATAAACTTAACGCGTTAGGCAATGTTTTAGAAATTGTTGATAAGTATAGAAGTTTGTTTTATAATGAATATAGAGAAAAGGTAGTTCCTTCGTGTATTTTAAATGCATCTCGTGGTATAATACAGGCTTTTTTCAATGGGTATTATATGGCAGATGGAGATAAGGATGAAAATGGATATACACGCATGGATATAAAAGGTAAAGAAGGAAGTATGGGTATGTATATATTAGGTAAAAAACTTGGTTATAATGTTTCTATAAATACACGATGTGACAAACCGAATGTTTTTAGACAGACTTGGACAAAATCTACACAAAGAAAATCGCCTATAAAAATTAAAAAACTTGAATATTTAGGTCGAACGGATGGTTACGTTTACGATTTAACAACCGAATCACATCATTTTCACGTTGGTCCGGGTGATCTCGTTGTACACAATACCGATTCTGTTATGGTTGAATTTGATGTAGGTGAACGTAAAGGTGAGGAAGCTATTAAATATAGTTGGGAACTTGGTGAACGCGCGGCGGAAGAGTGTACAAAACTTTTTAAGAAACCAAATAATCTAGAACTTGAAAAGGTGTATTATCCGTATTTTTTGTATTCAAAGAAAAGGTATGCGGCAAAACTATGGACACAAGGTAAAGATGGTAAAATGAATATGGATTATATAGATGTGAAAGGTCTTCAACTTGTTCGCCGTGATAATACTCCTTATATGCGTGAAGTTTCCAAAGAGTTACTTGATGTTATATTGGAAAGTAACGATACGAGTACACCTAAAGCTTTAGCTTTGCAACGAGCTGTCGAGTTATTAGAAGGTGACGTACCTAATGAAAAACTTATACTTTCGCAACAATTGGGTGATTCGTATAAGTCTGATAATCTACCACACGTACAGGTTCGTAATAAGATGCGTGATAGACAACCTGGTTCTGAGCCACAATCAGGTGATAGAGTTCCTTATATTTTATGCAAAACTTGGGATCCTAGAGCAAAAGCTTACGAGAAGGCTGAAGATCCGAAATATGCGGTCGATAATAAAATGGATATAGATTATCCTTATTATTTTCTTAATAAATTTATTAACCCTATATGTGACCTCATAGAACCATTATTTGATAATCCCAAAGAAGAAATATTTGGTGAACTCATAACACGTTCTAAACCCGAAAAACGAAGTAAATTATGTGATTACGATCCTAAACAGAAACGTATATCAGACATTTTTAAACTTAAAAAATAAAATGCATTGTATTATAAGAATATGGATATTACAACTTTTTCACAAACGATCGAGGTTTTTGAAAAAAATATGAAAAATCTAATAAAATACGAGCTCATTCACATGTATCGTAAAATTTCAGAAAAATATAAAATACCGTTTGACGAACTTATTAAAAAATGTGAATATGTTTATAAAGATGAAGATGTACCATTTCCAAAAATGTTAGATATAAGAGAAACTGCACGAATTGAGTTTAGGTTAAGTAATGCTATCCATAATACAGCTATAGAAAGACTTGATATTATAAAATGTAAAACGATTGAACGTTTATCACAAGAAAGAAAAGGACTTATTAATATATCATCTTGTTTAGAGTATATAATTGATACACATACTCGAGATTCTGGATGTAACAAATTGTGTTGTGGGATATCAAATAATGGTAAAATATGTATGAAATCTGCTAAATGGACGGTAGGGTTATATAAATTTTGTAAAAGTCACGCGAAAAGTTTAAAGATTGATGACGTCCCTGTTATTTCCAATTGGAGTAAAATTCAATATGAAGGTAATGGTAGTAGTTCATCTAATAATACATCGGATGACGAATGTTTACCACTACCTATTACAAAAACAGTTTTTAAATAAACTTAAAGTTAAATTAATAAAAATATATAAGATGAATAAATCAGATATATTATTAACGTCTATAGATGGTTTTTATAAAGAATCTAAGAATAAAGATGTATTAAAACAAATACTAAACAAATCGGGTGGTATCTCTTTGAGGAATCTTGAATGGTTCATAACAAATTATTCTAAAAAAAATAATTTAATGTACAAAACTAACGATGGAAAAATTTTCAGTGTTCATTGTGCTTATAAATCGAGTTTGGATGGATACAGTAAAAAGTTATTTGATCCTTTTTGTAGAACCGATAAGATTAGTTACATAATACCAGGTACATCTGATGAAATTCATACGACTGTTGCGCAGTTAAATTTCATAAGATGGTGTATAAAAAATAATATAATCGAATACATAAAAAATAATAAAAATAAGTTATTTAATAAGCACGACTAATATACCCGTTTTCAAACGTATATGTTTGATAACCTACATAATAAATATGTAAATTATAATCGTCAGTTAAACCATTTGTCATTTTAATATCTAAAACAGTTCTGTTAGATTGTAACTGACTAAAATCCAAGCTTCCCGATGGTTCCACATTTACCGGATTCATCGAGAATGCAAACGTGTATATATTTCGTAAAGGTCGTGCTAATCGAGACAAGAATGGTACGGTATATTTATAATATTTATGATCAGTATCTTGAAACCCTGGTATATCTTCCCCGTTTACAAAAATTTTAGCACTTGACATTGGAGGATTATAAAATTCATTACTAATTGAATACGTATCTTGTGTAGATAAATTATATCTATTATGGAAGTAGTATTTATTATTATCGGTTGAATTATCGAAACCTGGTCCTCTCGATATAGATTCATTTTCGAATAAAGTTTTTCTAAAAAACCAGTTAACTGATTTAACCGGTATTTTAGGTATAAGTTCTATTTTTGTATTAGAAACACCTGAATTTACAAGAAGAGAAGGATGTTTTTGTACTATATCTGTAATAAGAGTTTGTTTTTCATTTTTCAAATACATACGTTCTGCATTTTCAATTGTTATTTCTTCGGTAATAATGTCAAAACTACTCAATGATAAAGTAGAAGTATCGTCTGTAAAGAAATTTTGTGGAAAAAATTCAATATCAAATTGTATTTTTTGTTTATGTATAGCACACGTTGGGAAATAGGGTCGGTTAGGTTTATTAGTTTCGTACTCATCGTTTTCGTATTTTCTTGAAAAAAATAACGGTATGGGAATAAAAAGTTTTGATTTTTTTTGTGATAATACTGACTTATTTGCTATAGATGTACCTTGTGCTAAATTCCTGTTTATAGAGTATCTTAAAGTTCTTTTTTCCGATTCGTCTAAATAAAGTTCGTCATGAATTATACCCCAATCTGCGTGAAACTTTTCAATGACGAGTTCATCTACACGCATAGTCACTGACTTTATAACGTGACGACCAACTTGATCGGAATAATTAAAATTAGCATTGGAAACTCCTGGTATCTCAAGTGAAATGTACATATTTGATAACAGATCGCCCATATTTCTCGGGTTAAGTGTTACGCTAACACTCTCATTAAATGGCCAATTTGACGAAGCATTAGATGGTTTATTAATAACAGTACTTTTATGAAATTTTGTAAAATTAGAATGTCGTCTTTTACTTGTATTTGTAAAAAAAGATTTAGTCTGATCATTTTCTATCAAATACGTATCCTGTTTACCTATTGCATTCAGTGATATTATAGACCCTGTATTTGGACCACTTGTATCACACATACTACTTATTATATATAATTTTTTAAATGAAGTTATACACGATCATTTGTCTGTTTTTAAAATTTTTGGAAACGTACCTGTGTAAAGATTGATACCAAAATAAAATATCTTCTTTTTTTAATGAGAGAGGTTGAACTGTTAGATTTTTAGTTTTACCTATTTCTCTAAAACGTAATTGTTTTATACTTGGTTTTTTAACATGCGTAAAACAGGAAAAACATACACGTTTTAATTCACGTCCATAAAACTTATAGAACATTTCATTGTTGTATAACCATATTGGGTTAATACGTCTATATTTCCTAATAAGTTCACGAACTTCATAATTATTCGATTTAATATAAGGATTTAAAGGTGCATTACAATTAAAACAAAATCCTTTACAGTTAAAATACATAAAAGAAAAACAAGTTATTCTTTTATGTACTATAATGAAATTAGACAACCTGATGGAACTCCCATTATAGGTATAAATTATGAAGAAGAAAGACCGCCTGTGGTAGATGTTTTACATACTAACGAAACTCAACAAGTTCAACAGCAAGAACCTGAATATCAATTATTTGATTCGGTCATGATAACTTGGTTAAATGTATTTTTAGTTGCATTAAGTATACAATATACACTTGTGTATGATAATATCTTAACTATACTTAATTGTTTAGCGTGTTTATTACCATTATATAGTATACAAAATAACAATATGTATGGTATTTTAGCATATACTATTTATGTTATGATTGCTATGTTATTAACAACATTTTTAGGTATTTATGAATATATTTGGTATTATGTTATATGTAATGGTATAATTATATGTATTTTTATAACCTCAGTCGTCAAATATATAAAATATATTAGGAATCAACACCAAATCAGAAATCAAAATGAACACGTTGTATGAACAAAAAGATTTAGATATTGCTAAAGGTTTATATAAAAACCAAGAAGAAAAGTGTGAACGTTTTGCGAGAAGTATTCATAAACTCAGAGAGTCTCGCAAAAAGTACGATGATAAAAGAGAAAAGAGTAAAATAAAGTTTATAGAAGTAGTCCCGGAAAAGATAAATCATAATAACAGAACAAAAACTATTATATGTTCCGCAATAACAATGAGTGGAAAACGATGTACATTTAAAGCATCTTGTGGAAAATATTGTAAAAAACATACAAAAAATTTAAATATATTGTAATAGTAAATGTTAGACCAGGAAACACTCAGACCTGTTATAATAGGAATGGCTCTTTACCTTGCCATTTCTCAAATCGTACCAGAAATTTTAAAAAAACCAACTAATATTAAATTTATAGACGATATTGTTGCCATGCTTATAGCTCAAAGAGGATCACTCACTTCCGGAGCTATTTTAACTGGTATCATTATTCTTGTTACCAATTACATTAACGACGAATTCTTGTAATACATTTTCTTTACAAGTTAACGCGCGAGTTTTCGGGTGTTCCATATACCTTATCTTCTTGTTATATGCATCTTCCATAAATTTCATGAGCTGGTTTACATCAGGTTTGCCCCATTCCATACCAGCTTTATATAAAAAATCGTCTCTTGGTAACTTTTGGCGTTCGCATTTTATCACATAAGGTGTTTCTATATATTCCGTTGCACCTCCGTAATCTGTTATGATCACTGGTTTATTTCTTACCGCCGCTTCTACAGCACCCATACCTACACCTTCAGACGATGAAAAACTTATGTAACAATCGGATTTGTTGTGTATATCTTCCATATATTCATCTGACAAAAGATCATTAATTACTGTAACATTTGGTATATTTATATTAACTGGTTGTTTACACGTTGCTTTAACAATTAACCGTGTATCAGGTTTATTTAACCGAATGAAACACTCTAATATTTTATTAAAATTCTTACGCGGATCATATACGTTACCTATATGATAAAATGTATACGGTCTTTTATCAGGTATGTGTGCATGTATTACAACAAAGTGTTTATCAGGGAATTGTCTTTTAAAGACCTTTTTACAATATTCACTTGGTACTGCAATTTTATCAAATAAATCGAAAAGTTTACCGTAATCTTCATGAACTGTTTCGGTTTCACAGACGGTCATACACGTAACACTTTTTATTTTCCTTTTGATTTCGGGTATTCTATCCAACCAGTATTTTACAGGAAGTGCGAATATAAAAGCTGTATCAGATTCTGGTATTTCCTGGTTTATTTCAATATATTTAGTGTACCCAACTTCAGGAAAAAGGTCCATATATTTTTTACAATGTTGACCAATTCCACTCAGGAGAGTTGGACCGATGAATAACATTTACTATAAAGATAATATTTCTTTTATATATATTACACAATGGAGTTCATCAGAAAACAAATTGATACAGAAATTCAAAGAGGGAAAGTTAAACCAGACGCTATTTATGGTATACTTAGACAACTCGTTGATCACATCGAACCATCAACCCCGGCTCCAACCCCGGCTCCAACCCCAGCACCAGTCGCTAAACCATCTGCTAAACCAGCCGCTAAGAAAGTTGTTTCTTCAACAAAAAAAGCTTAATAAAGTTAAAACCTTTGTGGCATAGGCATTTGTACTTGCACAGGCGTAGTTACATTTTTACGTTTTAACATATAAAATCCACCTCCTAATAACAGAATAACTGTAAAAAGATAATAAAGTGGGTATTTTTTCTTTTTTTCCTTTTCCATTTTATCAATATCCTCCTTATCTGGAAGCTTTTTAACGTTTACGTTAAGTTCATCTATCTTCCCGATAAGTTTATGTAAAGCCTCAAGAATTTGAACTTCTTTGTTTATAGGTTTTTCCTTTACGTCTATTGTTGTAATTTCTAATGTCATGAACCATTCCGAATCAGGCTGTAGTTTTACGTAATCACCGTCACCTTGTTGTTCATACATTTCAAAATTGAGTTTTTGTATTGATATAGGGTTAAACAAAGACGTTGGTCTATTAAACGATTTCCATTGTTTATCATGTAATTTTAAATTACTCGAACCGTCAAATGCTCTTTCTAAAGGTATACGTGCAAATATTTGACCTTTTCGTTCATTTAGAATTTGTGCTACTTTTGGTATGTCTTCGCATATAATATCTATGTATTTTGCACCGTTCGCTGTACCAGTTCCAGATGTACCTACTTGTGTAATATAAAAATCAACAACTTTTAAACCACATACTTTACTTATATCGGATACGTGTGTATTAGATGAAAGGTTGATATTAAAAGAAAACGTGTTATTTGTACCCGTAACAAAATTCGAATCTATTGTTACATATTGAACTTTTTTAGGTAACTCCTGGAGTGAAACCATATTATAATTACAATATAAAAAAATAAACGTAAATAATAGCATGTTTTCATTTTATTCAAGTGTATCTCGTTTATTATCAGGGAATAAGACAGACACGTTAACATCTAAAAATTCTTGTTCGTCTTTATACCCTAAAATTACAGAAGTAAAAAATCATTTAGATACAATGTTAGCCCCCGATTTTTCTAGAGATAAGATTATATCAAAAAACGATATCGGTGAGATTGTTATTTTAGAATATTCTAAACACGACAAAACATTTGTTCATTATAGACCTAAGTATTTCAAATATAAATAAAGAATTAAAATCAATAAAAATATATGAAATGGAGTACATGCACTTACACACTTACGACTACAAACTCGCTTTCTGTCAAGCGACAAACGAACTCTGTGAGGATGTTCAGAGGATTATATGGGAAAAATCCCAAAAATACGAACACGAAAATCTCGTGTACCCAGGAGCCCCGCAAAAAGAGAGAAAAAATACACGATTCTCGGAAGAAAGAATTGAAACGTTGGTCAGAAAATGGAGAGAAAAATGGGGAGAACCTGATTGTTTCTAAATATAAATCAAGTACTGCTGTTATAACTATAATGAAAGGTGGTAAAACAGCTTATATATTGGTAGATGATTTAGATATTGAACAGATACAAACGCGTATTAAAATAGCTACAAATGGTTCAATGCGAGAGAAATTTGGATCGTACATTTTTTTTAACACTGATAAAGAATTAAATATTATTAATATTAAATAGAATGAAAAGTGTAATAACGAATAATCGTACTTTGGTATGCTTAGCACCTAAAAATCGCCGTAAAGTTGTGAAATGTATTAATAAACCAATGGAAGATTCTGAAAGAAGAGGAGGAGAAGCAAGCAATACAGAAATACACGATTCACAGAAGAAAGAATCAAAATGCTGGCCATATAATGTGGATAATCAGAACCAGTTGTATAATCGTATGAAAACAATGGCTTATGAAGAGTTTTGTCACAAAGATTTTAACCACGAAGAGTACGATTCGTATTCATTGGTTTTATACAGAACAATGTTAAACGAATTGGCATACGAAAGACGTAATTTGAAATATACAACAATTTTCGGTGATAAATGGAGACAATTAACAATAAATAATGATCCGTTTTTATACGATAAGAAATTAAACGATGTTCAGAATCGTATAAATGAATCGATAATCAGATGTGAAGAATTTCTCGTAAAAGAAAGAGAATTTAAAAAAAAATACTTTAATGACGAAAATATAAATTTCGATAATATTATAGTATAGATGTACTTAATGAATAAATTGTAATGTATATTAATAAATGTTAAATATAATAAACCCCATTCAAAAAACACTTAGAATTTCGTGTCCAACTAAAAGAAAAGAAGGTATAGCAGAATACGAACAAATAAAGTCTAAAATTAAAAAAACAACTCTAAGGTATGGAGCTGCGATTTCAACGTATCACTTTATTTTTCATACACCCATTGATGGTATATCTGCGAGTGTTGGTACATTAGCGTCTTATATATATGTAGATTCGCTTTCATCTTACGTCGATAATATAGAAAAAACACAAGGTTTGAATAAAAGACTATTGGTACCTACATGTCTCGCTTTATCAGAATCTATGTGGAATTCATCGAGTTTACCCTTTGATTTTAATATGGGTGCAACACTTTTTGGGTTTTTAGCGTATAAAATGGCTTTTTATCAGATAGTTGCAGAGGAAATATTAATAGACAACGAAGACCTAAGTGAGATTGATACTATGTAATTATTCAAAATAAAAATAAAAATAAAAATAAAAATGTCTGTCTTTTATAAATTGTTGAAAAATACCACTGAACTTGAACAGGTCACGGAAATGGATGATCTTTTATCCACCGTTGCGAGCGATGGGAAACTGGATATGGAAATTTGGGGTCTTAAACCCGAACGTGATTTCCCTATTGAGTGTAACCCTAAAAAATTTAATTATATTGGTTATATCGGTTTAAGTAAAAACGAAGACCGTGATGATATTCGTTACATCGAGTTTTTCCACGAAAATAAAGGGTGTAGTGGCATTATTGAACCGTTTATTGATATGGTTTCGGAAAGGTTATCTACGGATAAAAAGGATATGATTCTTATTCCTCGAGTTGTTCGTAGTAATAAGAGTGATTTCTGGACGAAATATTTGAGTAAATACTTTACCGATATTAAATCGGGTGAAAAATTTATTATGAAAAATAAAATAGCTCACCAAGATTTACGTTGGAGTGAGCTTACAAAAACTTTACCTTCTAAGCCCGAAACTATGAGTGAAGATTCACAAAACAATATGGTTAACTAATATGTAATCTTACTTAAACAATTAGACTTTTAATATTATATATACAAATACAATGCCTTACCTCACACAAGAATTATTAAAAAACTGTACGTCCCTCATTAAACTTAACAATTACGATGATCTATGTTCCGATCTCTGTGGCTATAAATCCGAAGTTTATGGTCTAAGAGCGGAATTTGGATACCCGGAACATTTAATTACAAAAAATAATAGAAAATACATTGCATATTTAGGTATTAATAAAAAAAAAGTAAAAACTTCTTATGGTGAAGCGCATTTTATCACATTTTTTCATCAACCTAAAAACTATAGTTTGGAAAGAGAATTTGACATTTTAAGTTACATGTATAATATGTACATGGATGAAAAATCGGATGAATTATCTGAAAATGTAGAGTCTAACGTTGAACTTTTTCCATGTAAGATAACCAAAGATAAACTTGATTATTGGAGATGGATATTTGAAAACGATTGGGGTGTTTCTGATCAGATTGATTTGGATAACATAATTGATGATTATGAAATCCAAGGGTATGTTAAATGGGACGAACTTTACGATATTTTACCTGAAAATATTGACGATGAGATTCTTCAAGAAATCTACAGTGACGAGGAAGAACTCGATAGTGACGAGGAAGAAACGGATGACGAGATCGAAGAAGGTGAAATTTTGAGTGAATATGAAGCCTAAGTTAAAATAAAAATAAAAATAAATTAAATTAAATTAAATTAAATTAAAAATGCGTCCAAATTGTCCTTATGAAAAATGTTATTGTAGAGCCGGTAAAAACGGTTTTTGTTTAAAACATAAAGAAATCGGTGAAGCCGTGGAGGCTTTGCTTTTACTTTCAAATATTGTAATTAAAAAATAAAATCTAGTATTTAATAATAATGTCGAGTAATAACCCACTTCGCAAAATAATGACATTTATAGATGATCACTCAGAAAGTATACCCGAAGGTGATTATTTAGACATGTGTAATAAACTAAGAGATGTATATATAAATGACCAAACAAGTACACGTAACCGTAATCGCGTATTACCTCGTAGTTTACAAGATAATCCATACGACATTATATACGAAAGGTGTATGGTACTCGTTAGAAAAAGAAAAGAAATTAAAAAATCACTGAAACGAACAAAAATAAGACACCGTATAACTTCTCGTTTTAAAATAGAAGCACTTACTGCGTATTGTAGTGCCTTAAATTTACCTCTGTGTACTACTATAGAAGAGTTACAAAGTATTGGTCACGCTCCTAATAGTCGAGAGTTTTTCGATGATTATATGCGTATAGTTAATGAACATTCTAGAGGTTTACAGAATGGGTACATTGTAGAATTAGATAATATAGAATTGGAAATGGAAACAATTTGTAATTTTATGAATGCAAATAATAGGATCATAGACGCATTTTATGAAATAAACGTGAATATACCAAACCTTAGTTGATTTATTATTATTATTTTTTTAAGATATTAAAAATGGATGAACTTACAAATTTAATGCGTTTGATTGACTTGAATTCCGAGATAATACCTGAGGGAAATTATCTCGAAATGTGCAACTCGATAAAAAAAGTACACGAAAGTCTTTCGAATCCAAATTCAAATTCCGATTCTGAATCCGATGACGATGTTATTGAAAATTTCATGATGAGAGAAATAATGCGTGATGGTACGTTTCCGTCACCCGTGCCATTTTCGACCGAAAATAGAAATAGGACGAGATATTATGAAGAAAACGAGGAAAACGATGATATCGTTCTTACTGCAGATGCAGATGAAAGAGAACAATTGTTAAATTATGTTAACTCTATAATAATACCGCCTATAAATGTTCCTCGAGCGTTTAATGAAATGGACAGAAGACGAAGTGTAAACCGCGAATTTGACGAAGCTGAGTTGCGAAGATTGGGTGAAAGAATAATACGAATACAGAGAACTATACGTAACACGAAACCAAAACAGAGAATTACTGTAAACGTCCGTAAAGAAGCCGTGAAAAAACGCGCCGAAGAACTTGGTATACGATTACCGAGATATACTATTGGTAATCTTTTAGATAAAGGACACAATGTAGGGAATGAACGAGAATTTTACAAATCCTACCTTGTACAGTATAACGAGGAAATTGAACATAAACTGAAAGATTTAAACGACGAATTAATTGAACTTATTAGGGATAAAGATGCTCTTTTAGAAGATATGAATTCTAACTTAGACTAAACTATTTATTTAAATATAATTTTACACCATTTTTCATTGATATTACCGAAAGGTGAGTATTCAAACAATAAATGTATCAACGCACCCGCAATAATTAAAACACCCGTACCTTTATACACAAATTTCATAAGACCCATGACCAAAAGTTGTAACATCAAACCGATAAAAAGCGCTTCTGTGATAACTGTAGTAACAGGCCGAATATTCATTTATAGTATGGTAATATTTTTTATATTTCTATAGTATAAAAATAACATGAATCGTAATCAATTATTGAACGCATCTCCAATGATAGTCTTTTCCATTCTTATAGTGGCTACTGGTATATTCGCCGCGGTTTACTTATCCAAGGAAAAGCCAACACCTACTGAGGAAGAAAAACCGGAAAAATCGGAATAAAAAAATAGTAATAATTATCTCGTGATATATAAAATGATACTCGTTGTTCTTATCATTCTATTTATCATTTTACTTTTGTGTAAGTATCGACTTTTTGCAGAAGAAAAGTATACGATAAATTCACTCGGTATTGATTGGAGAAACAAGGCGGGTGTTTCTGAATCTGTAAATAAATGGATCTTGGTTTTATATGATAAAGACGGTACTAATATACACCAAACCGAGGATAAATCACCACAAAACCTTCAAAACTTCATGGACGTGAGTTTGAATGCCATTGAAAATAAAAAGTTTGGTTCTGAAATTATAGGTACCAATACACTTAGCGTGTATTATAACAGTATAAGTGACGATACGAAAGTTTATTCAGGGGAGGTTTCGTTAGACGCAAACGATTTTACCGCATCAGTATCGGATATTACAGCAAAAGATTCTGATATACCAACGTGGGGTGAACTGAAAGGTTCCGCAGAAACACTCGACGAAATACTTGGTGAGAAGGATACTAAAATATATGCGTACCCAAAAGGTGGTATAAAAGATCTATACAAATGTATTAATACGAACGCGTGTAATATATACGATCCTAAGTGGTGGGTACGAAAAACCTGTTTTATACAAGAACTCGGATTTGAAAAAACGGGCGATACCGGTTATTTTTACCCGCATTTTCCAAGTTTGGGACACACGCATAAGTACTTCGGTGTGAATTCGTCAAAAGAAGTGAAAATGACGTGTTGGGACGATGACAAATGTAGTCCCAAAAAACAAAAATTTTATTTGGAAAAACCTGAAGGTGTTACTGATACAGATACGGTTAAATATGGGCGATTCGTATATAAAGATACTAACGGTGATAAAAATTACTTATACGTATCTGGAAATGATAAATTAAAAGTCGCAAAACTAACTGATATTAGCGATACGTCTAGTACGATATTTGAGTTTAGATACTCTAAGGATTGTGAATCATATTGGGAGAATGTTAAGAAAGATAAAGTGGGTGGAAAATGGAAATTCGGATCTGAAGTATACGATTGTGGACCTAATAATATACACGATTGTCAAAGATGGGAACACGTACGCGTAGATGCGATCGGTGAAGGTAAAGCTTGTCCGTCGGATATGAAACCGTACGGTCACGTTATAAAAACACAATGGCCTAAGGAAACAACGATATATGAACTGAACAAAAATTTCCCGACGTACATCGAAAAAAAATATGCGGACATTATTTCCGAGAATACCGACCCGAACAAAAACGAAACAGTAGGAATTAAACCGCAATATTATAAGAACGAATACGATACATTAAATGCAAGTATAAATTTAAAAAAGGAACAAAAACAATTGTCGACTAAAATACCCACGGGTTTTAAATGGTTTTATTACGATAAACATTTGAAAACTAAAAGTGAGTTTAGTGGTCAAACACCTTCGCGAAGCGGTGAGGGTATTACGGATTTATCGTGGAAAAATATAATAAAAGAATTGGGTATTAGTGGAACACCTAGTAGTGATCAAGGACCAACAGCACGACAACGTATAACCGGTGGTGTAGCCGGAAATTACGGATCTAACTATTCTATACATTTTACGGGAACGTATATACCACAAAAATCTGGTACTTACGAGTTTCAAACAACGTCGGATGATATGAGTTTTTTGTATATCGACGACGATTTGATTGTTGATAACGGTGGTCTTCATTGGTTCGTGGAAAAACAGGGTAAGAAGACTCTTACAAGTGGCAAAGTATATAAGATCGATATATATTTTAGTGAAAAAGGTGGAGACGATGGTATAGACGTTGAAATTAAACGCCCAGGTGATGGTAATTGGAGTCACATTTTCATGGAAAATGCTACCGCCATCGCCACTG